ATTCCACTGCCAAATGAGCGGGCTTAATATCTTCGATCACCTTTTGTATGTCGGCAAGATTGTAGGGAATACCCTGTTTACTCATGAATTTGACGGCAAACAAATACTCGGACGCGTATTCTACAATCTCAATTTCACCGTTTACAAAGGACGCCGCCACGTTTTTCATCATGGTTTTGGTAACGGTTCCTGTTCCTCTAAGTTTTGACAAAATTCGTCCTCTGCGGGTTTCTAAATCCTCCGACGGGTTAGGGGTTATTCCTGCATCAGTTTCGTGGTTTGAGATATTTTTATCTGCAAGTAAAACAAAAAACTGATTCTCCGTCAGCTGAACTTCCTGCTTCAGCCTCTCATACTCCGATTCAAGTGAATCTATTAGTTGATTCATTACCTTGGATTTTCGATAGTATGAAGGTAAATACTCACGCAATAGTCACCACCCCCAGCACAGGTACAGCATTGTCAGGTATAGTTACATTTGCCGTACCGCCGTTCACTTTTAGATTGCTGTAATCTAAAATTTTATCAACCGCCAGTATGCAGCCGCCAATCTGAGCGTAGGAAATATATGTCCCCGAAAAGGCATTTTTCTTTAGATATGAGGATACGGAGTCCGATATTTTTTGTTTTGCCATATCTGTTGTCACACTGTTTGCCAAAGTAAGAGATACAGATATATTTATGGGTAACGGAACGGCGCTTTCCACCGTAACCGCAGCGCCAACGGGTCTATTTTTCTCGATATGTGCCGCAACCTCTGCAATCAGTGCCTCACTTGCGGTTTGTTTGTCGCTGTTTATGATAATTACCTTGACTGTACCGTTCCCGTTCCAAAGTGGCAGGCATTTTGCATCACCCACACCGCTAACCTCCTTTGCCCACATAACATAGTGGTACTTTGAACCTGAGGTTGCAGGGAGAGACACCTTTTCAAAATACCTCTCCCGAAGCTCATCATCGCTTTCCTCATCAAAACCGCCGGTTGTGGCGCTTGTGTTAGTAACGGAAGTTAGTCCGCTGATGGTTACAGGGAAACGATTTATGGCCCCGATTGGCACATTGCCTTGCTTGCCGGGGGTGTCGCATATTACATTCACAGTTGCCGTCCCAGAAGATTCTATATATTTTGTTTGGGTAACAGTAAACACAAGTGTGTCCGATGCAACTTTGTCGCCCCTTGATATAACGGAACCGACACTCCCTGAAACGGTGACCGTTCCTGTGGCATAGGTTGCTACCTTACGTGTCAGACCTTGCTCGGCGACCTTTTTGTCAAGGTGTTCTCCCTTTGCTGTTGCCGCAAAACCGTTTAAAAGAATTTCCTCCAGCTTTGCATAAATGCCTTCCAGTTCAATTGCCAGCGGCTTTTGAGTGTCATAAAAAAAGGAGCCGACAGATTTGTCAAACTCCGAAGATATATTAGAGAGCAACCTTGATAAGATTTCCTCCTGTGTCATAAGCCGTGTTCACCTCCATGCTGACAATAATTGCGCTTGCGGTACGTTCAATGCTAAAATTGTAAACCGACAGTATATTGGGATTTTGCTTCAGTGCATCTTCAATTTCGCGTTTAAGTTCGGCTTCAATAAATGCAACGTGGTAACTATTGCCGATCAGTAAGTCCTCAATCCTGCAACCGTAGTCAGTGTCATTATATATTCTAAACCTTCCTTTTTCAGTTCGTAGCATTTTCTCAATCCACACCTTAATTGCATCTATGCCTTCACATTCTACAAGCTTACCGTCACGAATAACAAAATCACCTGCCGTAAAGTCAAACAAAAAGGACTTGCCGGACGCTGCCGCAACTTTCGCGGCAGTCACGGTCAAGTCCTGAGTATTTGGAAACATCACTGCACCACTCCCACCACAATAAATTTCTGATTATCCGAAAAGGGAAGCAGAACAACTTCTTTTCCTAGGTTGATGTAACTACCTGATCCATCAACAGTATTCAGGGATACGCATGTTTTTATGTTTGCCGATGTAAGTATGACTTTATCTCCGAGCCTGATTTTCAGCTCAGGTAATTCAATAATTCTACCAATCATGGGAGAGTAGCTGTTTGCATTCTCCCGCTCCTTAAATAGCTTCGCAAGTTCTGTTATGCCATTCAATGTTATCACCTCAAAAAGGCAAAAAATAAGACGAAAGCTGAGGCAATCATCTTTAAAAATCGTAATCTAAAATGTACATGTTATCATTTTATTAAAAAGAAATTTATAATGCTTCGTTTACCTAAAATAAATCCAGATTTAATGCAAAATTCTTTCAAGCAATTTAAGGGGATCTTCAACAATCTCCCATAAGCTTTTAGATAACAGATAGTTCATATATGATGTAAACTCTTCATCATCAATAATTCCCTCATATATTACATCATCCGCACTGCAAGGAAAATAATAATATCGGCCATGTGTTAAACTGAATATTCCTTCTGTTGTATCTCCCACATATTTTGCAATAGACCAATTTTGTTTAATGTTACGTTTCTTTATATCTTTTTTTAATTCCTCGACCTTTTCTTTCACAGACGGATTTTCAGCACTTATGCTATCAAGATACTCATAATACTCTTTATAGCTATCATACCCGTATGGTATAAGGCTATATTTGTTATCAAGCAAGGATTCCAATCCATATACTAAATCAGAGTCGTAACTAAATACTTCACCACCATATAAACAACTTTGGGGCAACAAGTTATATTTTTTGTGCTCTTCGGGTATGTAAGGCATAGGGCATCCTCCGACTGCAAAATATTAAAGCATTTATTCTATATTTTCCAAGTCAATATTCTATAGGTTAAAGAAAATCAAATAACCACCCATATTTACAATAATTTTTATAATCCTCAGAATTTTCAGAAGGATATGTACCATCTATTGTATTAAAAGCATCAACTTCAAATTGAATAACTTTATCGCGAATTGCATTTCGTTGCTCCTCGGTTATATTTAATTCTATTATACACGGAACGCTTTCTACAAATCCTAATTGTTTTAACATAGGATCTGATTGGAGCAGAGTAACTTCAACTTCTGGATATAATTCTGACAGACATTGTTTGAGACGCAAATATGTTTCCATATCAGTTTTGTATTGCATCACCTTCAACCCCGCTTATCTTTAACTTATGAAGGATATTTTACATATATAAATTATACTCCAAAATATCCCAGATGTCCACCATAATAACTACCAAAATTTTTTCAAATCCAGTTTTACATAATGTATTCCATTTTTAATACTGTGACTGCTGCTCTCGATAATATAATCTGAACCGTCCACCGAAATTAAATATCCCGCCCTTGTATAGCTGTCCACCGCCTCGATTATTTTAAATGAAAACGTCTCTTTCATTTTGGATAACTCGGAAAGTTTCTGCTGGGCTACTGTATCTGCATTCTCTTTCTCAGGATCAATCTTTACAACTTCCTGAAGCAAACCGAATTTATCGATTAAACCTGTGTCCTGAACTACCTTTTTCACGGAATAGTTTCCATCTGTTTCAGTAATGACTTTGATGCTGTTTTTCATATCCTCAATTGAAACCGAATGGGACACATAACCCCGAAGATTGGGAGAATACAAAAGCTGTGTGTTAGGCGATAGCCTAAACTCCGGATAAGCATAAATACTGCCAAGTTTGTATATTCTAAGCCCTCTTGGCGTCATGTCAAGGTTATACCCGCCCCCGCACTGCTCAAGAATATCCTGCAATATTTCTGCAACGGTTTTATCAAAATAAATTTTTGTAATCTTTGTTTCCAGTGCAGGAATGCTGTCAATATCAATATTAAAATCTGTACACACCTTGCGTATTGCTTTTGATGTAGGCATATTGTTAAACTGATAGGTTTCCTTGGACTTATTTAAATACCAGCCAAAGTCGGCAACGGTGTATGTATTGACAGCTTTGCTTCCGTCATCAACCGCCAACACTATCCCACGAAATATTTCTTCGTTGGTATACATCTGAATGATACTGCCTTCCCTTGGCAGATAGATGCTTGTGTGCTGTGCATCAATTTTTGCCATATCAAAACTCATGGTAGTGGCAAGTTCAGCCATGCTGTTTTGCCATGACAGATTTCCCACCGCAGGGGTTATATCAATTCCGTCCGCATATAATTGCAATGCTACATACCTCCCGTAGAAATGAGTTTAAATTCCGAAAGGGTAAGATCAAAATATAAGTCCCCGTCTTTTTTTATGGAATACTGAAAATCATCCACACAGCATACCATATTAATTGGCGTATCGGTTATAATCAGCCTTATGGGTAACTTTGCCTCAATCCATTTATCTATGATATACACATATTCAAACCCTTTGTATGTTCTGTCTTTCAGAAATGGATAATCACGGACGGGGAAGAAGCTGCTTATGGTAATACTCTTTAGCCCCGGCTTTCCAATCAGCTTTAACTCACCCTGTGTGACCGTTTCAAAAATCTCGTTGTTCTGAGGTTTTGATACTGTAAACTCAGCAGGAATGACGGGCAGGCGGATAACTTGCTCTCTGTTATTTACACTTAAATATATATCCATGATTCCCCCTCAAATCGTAAAACGAAAGGCCGCCTTACGACAGCCTTTAATATCTTTAGTTAACTCTTTTTAGAATGTGATATGATACCACATACGTCAAAACAAAAAAACCTAAAATGCAGTTAATAGTCTGAGTCGCTACCATACTGTAAAATCCCGCAATAAAGGAAGAAATGAAAATCGCATACATCATAATATATCCTGTTATTGACCATGCTTTCAAACTGATATACCGATTCCGCTCATCTGTTTCTGCCAGCATACGCTTTTCAAAAGCCTCCTTATTTCTCAAAATATAAATATTTTGACCGATTTTTACTAAGGCTCCAACAGAAATTCCAAACGCAATGCCTGAATAATAAGTTAACATGTGAATAAACTCCGACTCTCCAATTTGGATTGTACCATTTTGAATGTACCACACTAAAACACTCAACGTGATGCCGGTTAAAAACAGAAAGGCACTAACACCTATGCGTGAATATAATTTCTTTTTAAACTTCATTGTTTCATTCATTGTTCTGTTTCCTCCTCAAAAATAAATATATTTTCGATTGACAACTTAAAAAAACGGGCTATTTTATGAGCCAACAGCAGAGAAGCGTTGTACTTTCCATTTTCTAAGGAAATAATGGTTTGTCGGGTTACGCCCACAGCTTTGGCAAGCTCCTCTTGCGTTATCTTATTTTGTTTTCTAAGTTCAGCAATACGATTATTCATTTACTCACCCCGTATGTTACATTTGTAAAGCTTACTTTACAAATAAAGTATAGCACACTTTACATTTTGTGTCAAGCGTACTTTACATTTATTTTTTTGGAAAACATGATTTCAGAACAATTACATATTTGCCAGTGCCAGTTTTAGTTTCGGCACGATTTCGTTTACTACCTCATCAGCCGTTTTGCCGCTTGCATTAACATATATTTTAATGTCGTTGTTATATGTTGTAGTACCGCCTTGTCCTTTGCTGTAATTCCTGTTTTCTGCGGCTGTCAGCACACGTTCACCTTTATGCAGCTTTGCAATATACCCGTCAAATGGCACATTGGGAAGTCCGCCTGCGTGAGAGCCGTCAATGCTGCCGCTGTCCTCATCCGTCCTTTTAAACAGCTTTACTACACCTTTGATTGGGTTTTTAAGGAAGTTTTTTAAGCCTTCCCACAGTTCTTTTATCTTATTAACTCCCGATGTAAAAGTCTCCTTTATACTCGTCCAAAACTTCGAGAATATCTCCTTGATACGTTCCCAAATTTCAGCGGTTTTTGCTTTGATGCTATCCCAGTTTTGAATGACATAACCTACAACCAGTCCGATACCGCCTGTGAAAATACCTAA